TGATGCAGTAATAGATTCGGCAATCCTCATATCAAAATATCGAAAGTATGCATTAGACATCGCGCCGTAAAGTGCATTGAGCATAATTTTAATAGCCATCTGCTTGTTGCCATAAACGGTGATAGATTTCTTAAGGTTATAAATTTCTTGTGTATTTGACTTATCTGAATCTTCCAATACTTGTTCAGCGTCCAACATACTTCGCTTAACAACCTTACGTTCTTTATATAGACCATCAACAATGCCGGGAATGAATCCCATCTTCGATTTACTGAATAATTGGCCTACCGCTGACATAGAATGTTCAGTTGGATTCATAGCCCCATCCAAGATTGTATCCGGTGTTATATTCGGCACGCGATCATTGATAATTGTATCTGGACTCATATTAAACTGCATAATTTCGTGAGGATATAGTGAGTCAAAGTCAAACGACATCACCCATTTATATCGCCCAGGAATCGGCTCTTTAACATGTCCACCACCCAATTCAGGACGGTCATGTGAACTGGTCATTGGAACCGCAACCTTCTGTTCTGCCAATACACGATAAATGTAAGCATCCCAAACAGCTACAGTACCAAGAGTTGCATCATAAGATGATCCAGCCTTATACGCTACTGTCATCGCCAGATTCAACAGACCAATTGCTTTCTCCATTTCCCGAACCAAGTACACGTCTTTCACGTTATATACGATAAAGTTCTGAGGATCATTATGCATGAAGTTATACAGATTATCATGTTCTTCTGCATACTCTTCCTTCTTAGATCCAAGAACTACTTCAGCAATGAAATCAAGTCTATACGATTCCTGAGGACCATATGTATAACCAAACTTCTTAAAGACATCAAGATAATCCATAATTGAAATACCTTGAATCTCATATGCCATTTCCTCGCCATGCGTTGTCCTAACATCACGGCGATTGACGTGACCAAACGGAGATAATTTCTTGGTAAATGACTCACCAATAACACCGGTAATACGATTGATCATATAAGTCATATCAAATAACTTAACGTTCCAACCAGTAATCACGTCAGGAGTATTAACTGGATGCGACCACCATTGAACAAAGGCCATGAGTAATTTGGCTTCTGAATCGTATTGAGTATATTCTACGTCAGAACCATCCAACCAATCCTTATCCACTTTCCAAGAATCAAACGGCACAGTACCCCAGCCATAATACTTGTCTGATTGGTTATTCTGTAGGATGATTGATACGATAGGCCATTCAGCAAGTTCGGGCCTTGGGAATCCATCATTAGACGGAGTCTCAATATCAAGATATGCAACATTGATTTGTGTATCGTCAAATTCCAATTCTTCATTTCCATAACGATCGGAAATGTATTGTGTGACGAAATTATTTTGGCCATGGACTTGAATTCCGGAGACCATAGAATAAGAATCTACGAACTTTTTAACTTCGCCCATTTCATCAAATTCAATTGGTTCAACTGGATTGCCATGAATTGTAGACCAGCCAGATACAGAATTTGTATTGGCGACATTCTCAAGAAACATGGTCGGTCGATACGCCACTTTTTCGGTGTACCGATGACCATTTTTAACACCACGTACTAGTAGCTTATTACCGCGTCTTGATACGTTAGTATAAAAATCCATAATGCATATTCCTTCTCAATTTTGTATAATATATTATAACACGGAATTGCTTAAATATCAAGGATAATTTTACTTTCCTTTGCGTATATGGCTGCTGGATCAAACGAACTTTTTACAGTTTCAGGAAATACCTGACCATGTAATTGTGCCAGACCATCAATTGGCTCTAATACAAACAACACGTCAGAATTCTTAACTGGGAGAGATCCGCCCTTCCGATGGATAGTTGAATATGCCATAAACTTCTGCACAACCAATTTACCTTCTGGACTCATAAACATTACGCCTACGTTCTCAAGATACATATGATCCTGATCTTTTGGCGCGTCTTTCTTCACATTTGCAATAAGCTCTTCACCCGAACTAAGTCGGATTATATAGATTGGACTTGACATTATTTACTCTCCTGTATGATGTTGGCCGATATTGTATTTTGGACACAATATCCATTCACTTTTCTCTTTAAAAGAGATCACTTTGATCTGTCTTAGTGGCGATTTATCCTTTACCTGTTCAGCATTCACAATGCCAATCAGACCCCAGTCACTTAACAACTGTGTGATTGTATTACGTCTACCCACATCATCTTCTGTAAGATTTGAGGGCTTGCCGTCCAACATAAACAGCTCTTTGAAATGAACGATGAAGTATCGTCCCTGCTTATGCAGAATATGACATGACTGAAATATCTTCTTCTCTTTACGTGAAGACACTCCAATTCTTGTCAAAGTTTCCTTTACCTTCAGAAAATCATCAGGCTCATTAAGTGTGATCTCAACCATATGCATGGGAGTCCACGACACGATTTTACTTTCTTGTTTTTCCACCTTTGCCCACCTTATCTATCAATTCACTTAGTTGATCATCATTAAGCACATTTAGAGCGATTCTGGCTTTCTCATTTGAAAATCCATAATACTCTTTCACTGCCTCAATGTCCTTTGGTAAGGAAACTTTACCCCATTTACTGAAGCGTTTTCTCTTACTTACTATATTTAGCAGGAATTCAAATTGCATTTTATTGTCGATATGATGGTGAATGTTCATGGTATTTGCCAACAAAACAGTATCCTGAAAATATGACAATGACCGGTTAACCATGAAAGCGTTATATGATTTCTCATCTGCTGGAGTTACCATAATATCTTTCTTGGTTGTATTGATCGCATTTACAAAATCGAATGGATTCATTATTTCCACTCCACGCCCGACATCAACTCTGTAAGGCATGCCACTGTATTTAATTCTACATCCGCTACAAACGCTGCCTTATATTGATATTCAGCCAATATAAGAACAATGGTGGGTGTAGAATTTGGGACAGCATATAATGACATATTATCGAAGATTTTACGATATAATGCTTCAGCGCCCATATCAGCATTCTCTGATACCCAAGATCTCATTGCTTTGAAGTTCTTTTCCTTTAGATACTTGATTAGCTTAGAAACCGAATCATCTGATAAGTCATGAAGAATGCCCTTATCAATAATGCCTGAAGCCGAATAACGCTGTAGTTCATTGATCACACGTCTCCAATCAGGAATATATCGTGTAATTAATTCTGCAACAACCTTATCATCCTCAATAGTTACATTCTCATTTTCAAGAATAAACTTAATTCGTCTGAAGATTTGAGTGGCCAAAGCAGGTCGGTCAGCCTTGGTAATGTTGAAATCGAAGACAGCACAACGACTATGCAACTCAGGAATAATTCGATCCTTATAGTTACATGTCAAAATGAATCGACAATTCTTATGAAATTCTTCCATGAAAGCGCGCAAAGCTGGTTGAGTTGATTGAGCATTTAGATAATCTGCTTCATCAATGATGACCACTTTAATGCCACCCGACAATGAAACGGTAGAGGCAAAATGTTTAATCTTCGTTCTCAATACATCAATACCCGATTCTTCAGATCCGTTGATAAACAGATAATCCATTTTCAAGGCCTTACAGATGATCTTGGCAACAGTAGTTTTGCCAATACCACCAGTTCCGGTGAATAACATATTTTGAATGTTGTTTGAATTAATAGCCTGTTTAAATTGATCTTTTAAGGCGGCAGGTAATACTACATCGTCAATTACTAAAGGTCGGTACGTTTCAGTCCACAGCATCATTTATATCCCATAATTTAAAGAAAGAAAATCGGCCCGGAGGCCGACAGATCACATACCAAAGATGGTTTCGTATACTGCTTCTACATCTTCCATTGCTTGGGATTGTTCAACAAGGTTTTGCTTATGCCAAGCGTTGGCTACTTTACGAACGTATGACTTCGGCAATGAGAATTTTTCTTCGACAGATTCCAATACATTTTTAATGTGATCGCGTTCTGCTTCGATTCGAGTGAGTGCTGCATCAATCTCCATGACTGCTTCTTTGATAGATTTACGATCGGCTGGAGATGAGGGTAAAATTACATTAGACATTATATATTCCTTTCATTATATTAAGGTGTTGGGGTCTTTCGACCCCGTTTTATTACTCAGGTGCATCTTCCGGTACTGATTCAGGTGGCCGTGCCGCATTCAAGAATACTTCAAGCTTGCCGCGCACAATCGCAATGGTTGCGAGTTCAGGACCGCGCCAAGCACCACGCTCAGTTCCCAAGTCAATCAGATTAAAACATACATTCAAATCTTCAAGTGAGAGTTGAGGTGCTTCTTCAAGTACATCTTCAAAATCGCCTTCAGCTGCTTCTACGGCTTCTTTCATTTTAATATCTTCTACCATGATTATTTCTCCATTACGTTTAATTTAATTTACTTATATATTATACTATATTTTATTCAAAAGTCACGAATTATTTCGGAAATTTTGAATCTGTTTCAAGACCAACAAAGTATTCAGTACCAATCAAAACATCTGTATCTGAGTCCACACGAACAAATCGAGCAATACCTTTTGAAGAGATTGCAAGATTATAATCGCCGGGTAACATCTTCAGATTATCAATTGTGAATACAGCTTGAAAATTTTCCTTATCTACTTCCAGGCCTGGGAAGTCTACTTCTTTGTCGATATTGATTTCATATGAGTTTGAAGTCACATCTGCCAAGTCACATACCTTGATAAAAGTGCCATCTTCACGTCCCTCAATAACAACATGACTCAGGCCAAGCGTAGATGATCCCTTACGAATCCGTCCCATCATTTCAGCAGTAAAGGCGACAGATACATCAGTATCAGGCATCTTCACGCCATCAGTTCCTTCAGGCGATGTTAGAATAGATTCATCAGCGAAGAAGTATCTAACTCGACTCGAACCATCCGATTCGGAAATGGTCACACGCTTCTTATCTTGAATGTCCAATAGCGGTGCATTGAACATTGATAGCACAGCCAAAAACATATTGAGATCATAGATCCCAAAAGTTAATGGGATTTCAGATGCTTCGGGCATTTCATACGAAGCGTAAATATGTTTCGCATCTGAAATCGTCTGTAATCTGGCGTTCGGATGAATCACAATATTTGGGTTAATGGAAGCGAAGTTCTTCAAAACCGCAAGTGTTTCTTTCGAAATTGTAAATGACATAAATGTACCTCAATTAATTTATTATATAATAATTATAACACCCAAACGCTGAAAAGTCAACGTTTATGTTGTGTATTTTTGATCGTGTACTGAATTTAATCCGTAATCACCATCATATGAATGTAGCGTTTCAGCTTCAAAACATAGATATTGGCCGATGCGAGTTCCTGGTTTAATCTTCATAGGACCGGTAGTAACATGCATTACCGCGGCCATGACACCATTATACCCCGAATCATAAAGGCCTGTGGTTAAGTGTACACCATTACGATTCAAAGTAGATCGTGTGATAACAAATCCTGCCTCGCCATCAGATACTTTGATTTCATTTGCCATAACCACTTCATAAATTCCAGGTTGTAGTAACCAATAGGCACCATCATCGGATTGTATTAATGTCATTGCAGTTGAGCCTCGATGCACTTTCTTCTCTTCATCAATCTCAAACATTTTATTTGATATTTTTAATATCTGAGCAACACGCAAATCTACTGCGTTTGGTTGCGTGTCCCCCTCAATCACATTTGTCAATGATGACTTAGTTTTAATTGATCCTATATTTTTCATACTCATTATTTTTCTCCGTTAATGTATAAATTATCAGGTATGTCGATCCTTGTTGTCTCAAAAGCTGCAACGGGTTCAGAGGTTGTTGCACGTGAGTCAAAATCCAGAGGCGGTGCCTTAACTGGTACTGTTCTTGACATATTATCATGTGCAGCCAAAGCTAAAACCAAATAATGAATTGGCTTGAGAATATCTTTACGATTATACCCACCCTTCTTACCATATCGCATCTGATATTTAATAGCATTATCGATGGAGGTATCACATAACGTTCCGCGCGCGGCCCATACATCCAAGCCTTGGATCGCGTTATTGGCATTTGTATAATGCTCATTATATGTTGATGTTACATACTCAATCAACTCTACTAATACGTCAAATTCACCATATCGTAGAGTGTTGTTTATGTCCATATGTTTCAATTTCGCAACTGCCTTATGAAGTCTTTCATGATTCATATTATTCTCCAAAGTAGAAAGGATTTTCTTTTGTTGTAAATGTTTGCGCGGTAGGTTCTAGAACCCGTTTATTAATATCGATATGATATATTCGGTTAGGTGGTAATTGCTTAGACCCTTCAAATTTGGTAGAGGAAAAATCCAAATCATCATTCATAAACATCGGGCTTATCTCATTACGAAATACGTAAGGAACTCCATAATAAGTAAGTATGCAAGCAAACGTACCATCAAAGGTGCTTATGGCATCAGTCACTTCATCAGAATCATCAATTAATTTCAACATTAACTCTGTATCCCAGGTACTGCTAGAATTGAGCCTATCCTGCATTCTCCTAATATCATGAGACTTGATAATACCATTATGCCATAGATTCATATGACCAACGACTGCAGGATGGATGGAACTCTCCGTTTTATTAGAAGTGGTTGGCGCTTGCTGATGCGCAATATAATATGAACCAGTATCGGTATCTTCCAAAGTTAATTTATCAATTGGTAGAGGACCAAATCCCCGTTTAGTTATTACATCTCCATGTTTTGTTATTCTGGAGAATGACCATGAATGAGTACCTCGATACTCATTCAATTTAGACAATTCCTTTAGCCGTTGAAGATTAAAAGATCCTATGATAGAACACATAATACAACTCCTTCCAATTCATATAATATATTATAACACAGGATCTTCTATATGTCAACCTATTTTTTCCAAGGAATAACAATAGAATATGGAACTGGGTCAACATGGCGGATTTTCATGAATGCATTCACTCGTTCAGCGCAAGACGGACACACACCACACGATTCACCCTTTTCATTTGGATCGTAGCATGTTAAAGTTGATTTCAACCAATGATCCAGTACATGCGGTTCGTCACCCGACAATTCCTTTAGGATTTCCAATTCCTGTGTCTTGGATAATAATGAGAACGGCGCTTGAATTTCAACTTTATGAGTTCGATTCATAGCAGCAATTGCATTCATCCCATCAACGAATGTCTGTGAGGTATCCCAATAACCATATTCGTCATGAACCTGCAGCCCCGTAAATACATGTGATGCTCCAGACGCTTCGGCAGCTGCCATAGTCAATGATAGCATAATCATATTACGAAAAGGTACGTATGTCTTAGGTTGTGGATCACCCAATACATCTTGAATTGTTGGCATCTCAACTGTTGAGCCCTTGATATTTGCGCAAATCGGCTCTGCAATTTCACCAAGAATTTTAAGGTCCAATATCTTATGTGAGATTTCCAATTTACCACATAGCTCTGCAGCCATCTCCAATTCACGCCTTTGCTTCTGACCATAGTCATATGATAAAGCGACAACATTATCATGACCATACTTACTAGAAAGCAATATTGTCATGATGCTAGAATCAAGGCCGCCCGATAAAACAACCAACACTTTCTTATCTGTATCGGGCAATACATCCATCGCTTCTTTTAAGTTCATGTGTTTTCTCCTATAAAAATTTTATTCAACCTGGCTGCATTATAGAACATCAGTCTAAACTGGAGCGGGGTGATATCTTCGAGAGGCATATCAGCATAGTCATCAAATTTAATACCAGGTTTTACATATTTGGGTGTCCCTATCTCATTATATTTAATACCCTCTAATGCGGCAGCAATAGGATTTGAGGTATCAATAGATACAATATACGGCCGATATTCTAAATTATAAAATTCAGAAACATGCCAAGTACCAAGAAGATGGTGGCGTATCGATAAATTAATAGTACCTGATTCCTCCAATTTATCCAACAGATTGACTCTCTCATTAGCTTGGTCTTGAGGACTTCTTCCAACCATCCATTTAAAATGGAAAGGAATGCCAATCATACCAAGATTCGGAATTGCTGAAACTGAGCGATAAGAAGATAACATTTCTTCCATAGTTTCGCCTTGAATAACAGCCATAGCCTGTGGTATCAACTCCGGATACTTATTAATGAAAGTTTCAATCTTCTGCAATGTTGCCTTATTATCCATCAACACATCAGGCAGAACGAAAAAGGTGGGTCGGAGTTCTTCGACCGTATTAGCAATCAGTTCATCGCTTAATGCTGCACCCAATTCAAAACAAGAATTGTCTAGGATCATAGTTCCTGAGTAACTATTGCATACATTACGATATTCTTCGTCTTCAAGATATCTGTGCAATAACACAAACATATAATCATTGATTTTACCAGCAAGATGCTTATGTTTCAGAATCGATGTAGGCATTTCATGACTTACAGCAATACCAGGATATTCAAAAGCTGGAGCAAAAACCATACCATCGGATATGCCTTCAGGAATCTTTATTTGATAATCAACAGGTTTATGTTTTGGTGCCTGAAACTGCTCCATCGCAGCGTCCATTAATTCGTAAATTACATTAACTTCTTGCTGATTCCATCTTCGAGTCTCACGAATACCCGAGAATTTTGTAAGTTCATACCAATTATGAAACCATTTCTCCGAACCTTGAATGACATTCATTATCCATTCTTCGATCTGGCATGCTACTGTTTCAGAAGGTACAGTTATGGTTTTGAGGACTTTTATATCACTCCATACATGACAGGGGCTGTCACGAAATTCAGGACGAATTAATCGGCGGAGGGGATCAGCATATTGCGTTATGCCTATTTTATAAGCTTCGGTCGGCGCGAATGCATTGTGAAATGAGGGGTCTCTTGTTCTTGATAATTTTACTAGATAAACGGTATATGACATTTTTTTCTCCATAATTAAGTTTCTACCTACCCATTAATTATATCATGGGTAGGTAGAAAAGTCACTCTTTATTTACTTTAATGCGCCTAACGCTTCACGCCGCAATACAGAATCATGATCGCCAAACTTACCCAAAGCCGAAACTGTTGAGGTGGAGGAATTTGTGTCTTTAATTCCACGCTGGCTTACACAAGTATGGGCAGCTTCAATAATTACAATTACGTCAGGAGAATCAACGATAAAAGAAATTGCATGAGCTATTTGCACTGTCAATCGCTCCTGGACTTGAGGCCGTGACGCAAAGTACTGAGATACTCGATTCAACTTTGACAATCCTAAGACCTTCTTGTTTGGGATATATGCGATATGAACCTTACCGATAATTGGACGAATGTGATGCTCGCAGTCAGAATATAAAGTGATATCCTTCTCCATTACAAATTCATCACCATGACAAAATTTGTTGTCTACGGTAGTGCATTTTGGAAATGTTTCATCCGTCAATCCGGAGAAGATTTCCTTCACATACATTTTGGCAACACGCATTGGCGTATCACATAAAGAATCATCTTTCATATCTAGGCCTAGAACAGACATGATTGTAAACATTTGTTCACGAATCAATTCCATCTTACCTTCATCAGAACGAACTAGTTGTTCATAATTTAATGGCGTCTGTACACCCATATCTTCAAGATATTGATTTACTTTTCGGCCTAGTACTGGATCATTTTTCATTTTTATTTCCTCTTCAGATTTAATTTAAAGTCGGTGGAGAGGACAAAGGACCGACAAACCTTTGGCCAGTGGAAAACCCATTAGGTACAATCACTGGAAAATCTTATTGTTTATGCTGAATAAATTGCACGCGACTTAGGAGTTTCATTCCATTCTACTCTAGAAACAGTAGCTGTGCCCTTCATTACTTTCGTAGCAATATCAAAAATATACTTGGCGAGATTTTCTGAGGTTGGTAAGAAATTAACAAAGAAAAACCCTTCAATCAACTCATGCTCGTGTTCGGACATGAAAGGCAAATCCGTCATGTCAGGAATCCAACCTGAATCAAAAGGCGCTTTTACAAGATTGATTACTACTCCATTTTTAAAAAGGAATGGGCTTGATCCTTTTACTGATGGTGATAGTTCATAACCAACAATACTTTCAAATCCAGGATCAGACATGTCGATCATCATCTTATGGTCCAAATATTTGTCGATAAAATCCTTCATCCATCCTAAATGTTTAAAGTCAGTTACCATGCCACGAGTTAGATCATCACCTTTCAAGAATACACGAAGCATTCCAGAATGGCCATGTAGATGCCTGCATGCGCATGCAGTATCGCCAATCGCACATAACTCATGATTTAATTCTTGGGACCATACTCGATGGCCATATTCCAAGTAAAACTTTTTGTCAATTTCCCAACTCATAATATTCCTCTCTTCTCTGATTTAATAACTATTATAACACACTTATGTGTTAATGTCACGTGATTTATAATATTCTATAGGCAATGTCCCTGCATCATATTCGATACATATTTCTTCCCATCGAATCTTCTCCAATTCTGTATAATGATCCATAATCATCTGAATTATTTCAGGAGCTTCATGTCGGAACGGTTCCCAACAAGTAATCAGACCTTCAGTACGGTGGAGGGCTATCCAACTTGAATCCGTCTTTAACTCCATAAGTTTTGATGGAGATACATCATACAATGTAATAGCGTCAACACCACCATATCGGTTTAGATAATGTAATGTCACTTCTAATTTTTCACTGATCATATTTTTCTCCATAATATCGAAACAGCTACTGTGACGCCTACGCGCTGCTGTATAGCGCGATAGAGGAAGCATGTTGCCTACAATTTAGGCCAACAGATGTGCTATCTATTATTTCGGTAACTTTGGATGATTGACCAGTTACGAACCATTTACACACCACCAAGAACTCTCAGCAGATGGGATTCATCCTATCCCGTGCCCTTATTTATCATTTTTAAAAACTTGCGCTAGAGCAATTAAGTTCCGATCTGATTTCCATAGATATGAACGTGTACGCGTGAAGTGTATCTGTATCCGCGTTGCAAGCATTCATTGGCGATTGTCGCTTCTGTCACTTTCAACCCTTCTAAGGTTCCACCAACACCCATGATCCAAGTAACGGGCCATGCATAACAATCAGGATCAAGTTCTGAAATTAAGTCATGCACCTGCTTTTCAATATCTGCAACCTC